TTGATACTGACGACTGTTCCTTTTTCATTTTGCTCCTTTTTATCTAGCAGGGTGGATATTTCCTGTAACAAACTTTCATAAGTTCGTATTTGTCCTAACATATACTGATATTTTTCCATACTGTCAACAGCTCCTCTAGCCATTAATTCTTTAACGTCATCCTGTCTCTGTTTAAGTATTTTTATAAAATGTTCAAATAGTTCCATTATTCAAACTCCTTTAATACTTGTAGTTTTTCTTCAGCAGTAGCAATTTTCTCTATCAACTTATCTACTTCCTCAATATGCTGTGGATGTTCGCCTATACCTACAGAATTTTCAAAGTATATTTTTATAGTAGCATCAGCCTCAGCTATCTGAGCCTCATACCTTTTTTCTAGTGCTTCTAGTATTACCTTTTTCATTTCTTCTTATCGACTCCTTCCCTTTCTTAAAAATTGCAGCGACTTGTGATTTACCCATAACCTTGGCACGCTGTTCTCCAACGGTTAGGATTTGTATTTTTCTTGCAAAAGGTTTACTTATTTTTTTAACTTTTGCAACAGTCTTACGAGCATCTGTAGGAGTTGCAAATTTTATACCAACCGTGTCTTTAGGATTCTCATCTGTGTAAAGCCTCCTGCCCGAACCTTTTGGTTTTTTACCTGTTCCGACTTTTGGATCTGCCATACGATTTCATATCCTTAATATGTTTTTTAATTATTTTTGATTGTTTTTTATGTAACTTAGAAGCTTTACCTAAAGCTTTTGCTACCTTATTTAGTTTTTTTACCATTTAACATTTCCATCTTCTACGGGCCTGTCTCAATCTTGAATTAGGATCTTTCGCGGCTTTTGGAAACTTTTTCATTTGGCCGGCACTACGTGCGCAGAAAGACTTACGTCTCTTCGCAGCTTTTGATCCTGGTTTAACCTTGCCAGTGACCGCTGTTTTTAGTTTTGAACCGGGATTTTCTCTTCTATATCGGGCGACCCCAGCTTTAGTCATCCCTGCTCCAGACTTTGTGGGTCTGAAATACTTTTTAGTTTTAGGTGGTTGTCTATCTTGAGTTCTCAAACTAGACCTCCCATACCCATTTTTTTTCTAGCAAATGTTTTAACGTTTGTTGGTTTTGGTCCTGTATTACCCGCAGCTCTTTTTCTGCGAACAGCACTCGCCCTTTGCGAGTCGCTCATCCGTGTGGCTTTTGCAAGTGGGACGCACTTCGGGTACTTTCGTTTCGCATCGGCTTTCTGTTTTGAACGGCCACATTTTGCGAATGAGCCATCCTTTTTTTTCGAACCAATGTCTACCCATTTTTGTTTGAACCATTTATCAAGACCATTTTTAGCCATGATATTAATATACCTTAGTAATCTTTCTTCTATTCTTCATGACTTTACCACAACCTGTAGCTATACCACCACGTTTTAATCCCTGTCTTTTTAATCTAGCAGTAGCTTCTGCAAGTCCACCACCCATATAACCAGGTCTCATCATGCCACCCATAGCAGCAGGTTTACGTCCTTTAAAATCTTTTCTCTTAACTCCAGAAGGATCTTTAATTTTACCTGCACAAATTTTAGAAGCGTATGCATTTGCATATGCGCTTGGGTAGACCTTAAATTTTCGCTTCGCGGCTGATTTTCCTCTAGGACAAAGTTTAGTCATTATTTTTTCGCTGTTTGTTTTGCACGTTTAAAGTCAGATGCTTTTGGTGCACCCTTGGCACCTTTTTTTCTCATCTTGCCCCCACGTTTTCTTTTAGCGTGAATGTTAGCGTATAAGCCCTTACCGGCCATTACTTAACTTTCCCGCCATTCTTCATGTAACCCATTTTGTTTCTAACTTTTTTGGGTAATTTTTTTAAACCTTTTTGATTTGGCTTAACAGGCTTTAAAGCCTTTCCACCTTTTTTCATCATAGGTCTTTTCATCATTGTTCCTGGCATATTATCTCCTTGCTTTTCCAAATCCTCGGACTTGAATTCTAGTTTTCTTTTTAGGTCTAACTGCTTTTCCACCTGTTTCAGTTTTTACAATTTTACCACCATCTTTTGCCATGGCGTCACTAAAAAAAGAATCATCTATAACTGGTGTTCTTACTACTGGTACTCTTAGTTGAGGAGGCAACATTCCTCTTTCCATTTCTCTTTGTGCTTTTAGAGTTTCTTTAGTAAATGGTTTACCACCTCTAAAAATAGTGTTACCACTTTTAAAAAGTGATTTAGGGTTTCCAACTTTAGGTTCTATTCCTTTTTTTGCACCTTCGATAGTAAACACTTTACCATCATCCATAACTCTTTTTGATTTTACATTTTTAGGTTGTATATCACCCATTTTCATACCAACTCTTGGCATGCTATCTTGAATAGTTGTAGGTGTTCTTACTGGGACATCCGATATTACTTTATCAATACCTTTTGGCATACTGTCCATTATGGTAGTTGGAGTGCTTACAGTAGCATCTTTTCTACCTCTACCAGCTAACATAGCGGCACCACCTAATGCAGCCAATGCTGTTAAAAGTCTTCTATTTCTTCTTCTAGATTTTTTACTCATTATTTTTTTCCTCCATTTCGGAATATTTGTGTTCCCTTTATACCATATATACTCGCGACTACAAGGATCCATAAATTTGTAAACCATGATGGAAGCTGTGAGAACATTTCAAAGAACAATTTTACCTTGTCCATAGCAGTTGGATCATCCGATATCACTGCCCAGGCTAGCACCACCACGGGCAAACTTAAAATTATAAGAACTGCCTCGTCTTTCCAGTCCGATTGTCTAGCTTCTAGTAATTTTCCCTGGTATTGTTCCTCACCTTGGGCCATTTTAGTGGCATGCATGAGTTGTGCTTCTGACATTGCCATTTTCGTCTTCTGCTTGTTAGCATAAATTTTACTTCCTGCTGAAACTGCTAATTTTATTGCTGATAACCACATAATTTTTAACTTTTACCTCTTATTATTGATACATTACCAATTGGTCTGTCCATTTTTGGAGCTGATGGGATTGTTTTACTTAAAATTGTCTTTTCAATCGAAGTATTTGCTCTTAATTTTGCTAAATCTTCGTTTTGATCAAGTTTTTCTTCTTGATTATCTTGGTTCATCATTGCTTTCATCTTATCTAAGCTTAATCTTTCGTCTGCATCTTGTGCTTTTCGTTCATCGTTCATTGCTCTAAGGTCTAACTCTCTTGCTTTTAGTTTTGCAACAGGGTCATTTCCAAAATCACCCATGATTTTGTTCTCTTCTTCCTTAAATTCTTGTGTCATCTCTGCGATTAACTTAGATTTTCTTGCTTCAAGAGCTAAAGTTAATGTTAAAAGTTGTTGTTGAGTGTTTGGATCTTGTTGCAACATTGGATTTTGTTGTATTGCCATTTGTAGTTGCTGTAATTGTTGTAACTCTTCCATAAATTCTACTTCTATTTGTTCTTGTGCCATGAATGCTATGTGTTCAAAGATATTTTTTTCTAATGCACCAAGAACTGCAGGATTATTTTTAGCTAAATTAGTAGCCATAAAATTTAAGTGAGTTGTAATATGTGATCTGTGATCTTGACCTTTGAATGCTTGGAAAGGTTTACCACTCATCGCTAAAATATTTTCAGTAGCAGGATCCATTGGCATAGGTTGTTGTGGTGGTGGAAGTATTTGATCAATATTTTTTACACCAATAGCTTCGTACATATCTCTATATGCTTCATACATATTGTGTATCTGTGGGTTTGACATCGCAAGTTGTAGTTCTGTTTGTGCTAAACTAATTCTTTGTGATTGTGAAAATATGTTTGGATCAGCAACAGGTATGATATCTACTCTGTCATCAAAGTCTGTTTGCTTAATCATTCTCTGTGCACCAACAACATCATAAGGATATTCTGGTGGTAGATATTGTGCAAACACATCTGCTAATAATTTAAATTCTTGTTTCATTGCAGCGTACATTCTTTTGTGGATTGCTGACATCACTCTTGAGCCACGTTCTAATAGAGCAATTGTCGTTCCAACAGCTGCTTGTTGGTTACCGTCACCGACCTGCATATCAGCAATTGCGGCAAATCTTTGACCTGCTTGAACCACAACACCCATTAATTGTAATAATGTTCCTGATGGTTCTTTAAATGGTAAAGGCATAAACGCATCTCTGATGTTACCACCAGGAGCATCTACGTCTCTAAACTCACCAGGTTTAATAGACTCTGCTTCATCTCTGAGTCTAATTCCTCTTTGTTTAAATCCTGCAGGCATGTTTGAAAAACTTCCTGCATCTATTAAAGATCTTAATGTTGCTGTTGCAGTTTTAGATAAACCACCAATCATGTGTATTAAACCAAAGCCATAGAAACCTAGACCAGGTAAAAATTTAAAGTGTACAAAGTAATCTATTTTTTTTCTAAATGTGTCTCCCATTTTAAAATTTCTTCTAATAGATAAAACTTCTTTACTACCTTGATCTAATGTTACGACGTAAGGTAATTTAATTCCTGTTTTCTCTCCAGTCTCTGGATCTAAATCTTCAAAACCTTCTAAGTCTAAATCAACGTGATATTCTAAAATTGTAAAATCATTTTCTTCTTTTGATTTTCTAACACCTTCTATTTCTAATTCTTTCTTTTCAATTTCTGTATCTTGTGTGTATCCAGGTTGTAATTCTATATCTCTGTAAAAACCTGACACTTGTTTTTTTCTTAAATCATTTTCTGAAATTTTTAATCTATGTATTATAGCCTCTGCATCTTCTAATGATGTGGCTGTGTATGGAACTATCAAATCGTCTGACGGCACGAATTTAGATACGGCTCTGTCAAGAAGTTCATCGTAATAAACTTTCTTGAAAGCAGAGCCGCTGAGAGGGAGATAAAAAAGCATCTGATCGAACTCGGGTTCATACTCTTTCATCTTGTTCATGAGTTGATAGTTCATGAAATTTTTTACTCTAGCTGCTTGGTCTTCTTTTACTCTGTCTACGACACCCATGATCTGAGTGTGCACTGGACCTTTTGCTGGTAGTAATTCTTTGTATGCTTGCGCTTGAAATTGTGTGACTGCTTCTCCTAATACTGGGTGTGTTACACCTGAAGCACCTTGGAAGGGTTGTGTTCTATCTTCGTATTTAAATCCTAAAAGATCTAAACCTTTTATGTATCCATCTTCCCACTCTTTACGAGAAGATTTATAATTCATATAATTGTTGTAAAGGTCTGAACCTAATGTACCTAAAACATCTTCAGGTAATAAATCTGCTAAATTGTCGAAGTGTGAATCTGTATTTGGTTGATTAACTTTGTTTGGTTCAAAATTAATATCTACGGATCCGTCTTCATTTTCTTGTACGTCTACGCCTTCACCACCTTGTGATTCTGCTACTTGTTCTTCTGCTATTGCAACTTCTTCGTCGCTAGGCGTTTTTACTGTGTTCTCTACGACGTTTGGTAGAGCTTTGTCTATTGTTGACATTCTTTTTCTCCGAGTTCTTGATTAGTATAGTCTGTTTAAAAGGAACATTCAACCCTTGTGAGCTTGGTCCTTTCTTTGGTGGTGGGCCACCTCCTGGTATTAATTTAACCATTATAAATCACTCAATTTTTGTAAACCCATTATACCTAAAGATGCTCCTAATCCAATACCTCCAGCTCTCGATAATAATCTCAAAGCTCCGGGGCTCATGCCTAATCTCATAGCTGTTGCTATTTTAGGATTAACTCCTCTAGCTGCAATTTTAGTTGCTGGTTCTGCAAACGTTGCGCCAAGATAATTTAATGGATCTGTTGCAATATCTAATGGTGAATCACCTTCTGCTATTTGTGAGGTTATATTCATGGCTTCCATAGGTAATAAACCTAAAGGTGTTCCAAGTGAAGCTAAACCTCTACCTAAAACTCTTGCACCAGTTTTAATTGTACCAGGTGCAACTCTTTTCTTTTCAATACCAAATGCCCTAGATTTACTAGCTTTGATTGTTGATGGTGCTGTAACAGCTAAACCTGCTGCAGCCTCTGCACCTAACGCTGGTAGTTGATAATCTAATATCGCAGGTCTATCAAAATTTATTGATACTGAATCTGTTGCCATATCAACCAACATACTCTTTTGTTGATCTTCATTTGATAAATAAGTTGTTGGATCGTTATTGTTAAATTGTTTTACTAATCCTGCACCCGCAGCTCCTACTGCACCTGCGATACCAAAGGTTCGAAGACCAGGGCTCTTTAAAAAATTAATTGCTATATTTTTAACTTTTGCAAGTGGTCCACTTTGTGCGTCTAAATTTTTTAATTTTTCTGCAGATCCAACAGGATCTTTAGTAATCGCTTCTGCGCAACTGTTTGCTATACCACCTGTTGCTTTACTTAAAATAACACCACATGATTCTGGTGCAGATTTTACAGCTTTTAATAATTTTATTTGTAGTTTAGATGTTAAATCAGATACAACATTAGGATTTACTTTAACAGCATCTTTAAATAGTTTTACTGCCTCTCTTTTTGCAACACCCAAACCTTTACCAGGAGTTATAGTTTCTGCTGCAACCCCTAAACCTTCTTGAGCCGCACCTATTTTTTTTAATTCATAGTCTGCAAGTTGAGGAGATATTTCTCCTCTGTTTAATTTATTCATAATTGTTGCAGCTTGAGTATTTTTTATCTGTGTCAACAACTGAAAATTTTTAGTTGGCTCTTTAGAAATTAATTCTTGGTGTTGTAAAGTTAATTGATTATTTTTAAAAACTTTTATTGAAGCATTTCTATCTGTAGTAAAAAAAGTAAATATCTCATTGTATGTTGGAACTCTTTCATATTTAGAAAAATAACTACCTAATAATTTATCTGGAGATTCATATTTAAATCTTTTTGCAGACTTGAAAAAATCTTGCATTGGTTCGTAATCAGGATGTTGAGTAATTATTTTTCCTGCTAAAGCATTTGTTTTACTTAAATCATAATCAATGTGTGTGTATAACTGATTTTGTCTAATATCGTTTACACCTACAAATTTTTTATTCTTATCAAACACATTTGTATAAGTTCTTTCTTCTACAGGTATGTTTGCTTTTTCCTGTCTCTCCGCAGCAATCTTCATGTAATTAATTAATCTGTTTGCATCTTTTTCAGGGTAGTAACCTTGTCTTGGTTTATACTTTACATCTTTTCGTTTTAACCCTTTCATTCGTAATGAAAGTTTTTGTTTCTGTCCCGATGTTAAATTTATAAATTCTTCTTGTGTATAAGGTAGTCCTGTCCTTGGATTGATTGGTTTTTTCTTTTCTAATAGATTAACAGTCTTAGGATTAATTTTTGTTCGACCAACTTTTTGATAACCCAACCCTTTATCGTATCTATATGCTTGTTTAATTCTTTTTTTAGCCGCGTCATCTGTTTCTTCCCATTTATTAAAACCCTCGGCTTTAATATATTTTGAATACTTTTTATTTATTTCTTTTGAACTAAGTCCTCTTCCAGTTTCTAGTTTTCTTTCTTCGATTGCTTCTAATGCTTCTTTTCTTGTATCAAAGATACCATCTCTACCGTTTGGAGATGTTTCAACCATTGAAAATAAATCATCCCCAGTAGATTTAGAAGACATGTTTTTTGTAAACAAATCTTTTACAATGTATTTTCCTTTATATTGTTTTTGTGTACTTAAATAAGGTGCTTGAGCCATTACACCTCCAGGATTTCTGCTAGGCCGCCGCCTTTGAAACCAATAGGGTCAATGCCTAACATCTGTTGTATTTCTCTAATACCATCTGGAAAGTCATCAGGATTTTTTAAAACTTGATTTAATCTTTGCATGTATAAAGTTTTTTCTTTACCAACTAAACTTTTATCCATTGCTACGTTTCTAAATAATGTAGATAT